CGCTACCCGTTTCATTTGAAACGACGAAACAAGCGTCCGGCACCGCGCTCACTCGCAATGCCTATGCGGGAGCTTCGGCCAGCAATGATCTGATCGTCATTTATTGCGACGCATCGGCCAGTGGCGTTGATACGCTGACTTGCGGCGGCGGCTGCACCAATACTTTCACTAAGCGTCTAACTGATTTCAACACTTCTACTGGAGAGTTCATTACCGTCTGGACGGGACTGGCGGGATCGGAAACTTCCTATACCTGTACTGCCGCGGGCAACACCGTTTTTAATATGGGCGTCGGTACGTTTCATAAATCCGCTGGTGCGACAACGTGGGACGCCATCAATAAGGTCGCGGTCAACGCCAGTGCCAGTCTAACTACTGGACCGACGTTGGCGGTCGGACACACGAACGCAACCGTAGCTATCTTCAATAGTTCATCCGGGGCCAACTCGTCCTCCTTGGCGTTTTCCAGTAGCGGTTTCGACCCAGCAGCCGGTACGTTATATCCATTGATTCAGTCTTTTCAGGGGTCGAACGCACAAGTCACTATGTCCGCGTTTGAATGCCCGACGATCAGTACATTCCCCGCCGTGACCACAGGAGTAACCAGCGTAGGCAGCGGGACAACTAGCGTAGCTGTGAGTATGTTCTGAGATGCCGAACGATGTCGATATTGTAAACGTAGCGCTGACCCTGCTTGGGCAGCAACGCATCCTGTCTTTATCGCCGCCCGATAACGTGAAGGCGGCTCGCTCGGCTGCGGCCATCTACGAGGTGGAGCGCGACGCGGAACTGCGGGCGCATCTCTGGAATTTCGCCGTTAAGCGTATCCTACTCCCCGCGCTCGTGGTGCCGCCGGTCTTTGGCTACACCGCCGCCTACCAGCTTCCCGACGATTGCATTCGTGTGATTCAGGCTGGCCGCTGGGTGCCGGGGTTGCAGCGCTGGCTCGGCATCGTAACCAGCGAGGCGAGCGACTGGCGCGTCGAGGGCAAGACCATCGTTAGCAATCAGATGACCGGCTTCAATGCCCCGATAGCCCCGACAGGGCCATTACCGCTGCGCTATATCGCGCGTGTCACCGACCCAACTATGTTCGACCCCGGCTTCGTCGAGGCTTTTGCCTGCCGGTTGGCGATGAAACTGGCCGAAGACGTGACGCAGAAGGATAGCAAGCGCGATCTTGCCCAGACTGAATACAAAGCGGCGATTATCGCGGCAATTCGCTCTGACTCCATCGAACTGCCGCCCGACCCGCTGCCGGACAATAGCTGGCTTATTGCGAGGCTACCCGGATAATGGCTAAGGCTTCCCCCGGCATAGTCGGCTTCAATTCGGGCGAATGGTCGCCCGCGATGGAGAGCCGCACTGATACGAAGGGCTACGCGACGGCCTGCTTTCGGCTGGAGAACTTCATCCCGCAGGTGCAGGGTCCGGCGCGGCGGCGTCCGGGCACGCGCTTCGTCGCCGAAGTTAAGTTCTCCGACCGCGCGACGGCGCTCATTCCGTTCACCCGCCAAGTTTCCAACGCCTTTATGATCGAGGTTGGCGACTTCTATATGCGGTTCTACCAGAACCATCAGCAGGTAGTCATCGACCAAGGGCCAAACTGGAATCCGATAATTGGCGGCACAACTACGGATGGCGTTCTAACCTGGACGAATATCGGCTTCCCGAAATACACCTTTTCGACAGCGCTACCAATCGGCGCAATTCTTATCGACAGCAATGGCAATCTCCAGCAAACCATCACGCTCGGGAGCACGGTAGCTCCGGGTATCTGGTTACATCCACCGTGGAGCACCGTCGTCGGTGGTCTGACTGCTGAAGCTATCGTGGGCCTCACGTGGGTCTGTCTTGGGCTGCCGATGTGGGCGCCCACGACGCTCTACGGAGTTAACGCCGCGGTCTATACCCCGGTGGGCGTACAGCAGGTTACGGCAGGGGCACCCGGCTACAGCGGCCTCACTGTCGCCTCGACGCCCTATGAGATTGCATCGCCCTACGGCGCAGCCGACCTGTTCGACTCCGACAATATGTTTCAGCTCGTTTTCGTGCAAAGCGCAGATGTGCTCTACATAACTCATCGCAGCACGAACTTTCCAGCCTATAAGCTCTCGCACTTCGGGCCGACTCACTGGACGCTGGCCCAAGTCGATTTTCTTGGTGGCCCGTTCGCCGACGCCAATCCCGGCACGAATCCGGTGGTGTTCGCGAGTGCGGAAACCGGCGATAACATTACGCTCACTGCCTCATCGGACATCTTCGATGTCAATCTAATGGGGGCGCTCTTTCAGCTCACGCAGGACAATATCCGCACCATCCGCCCGTGGGAGCCGGGGGTCATCATCAAGAAAGGCCGGCGACGGCGCTTTAACGGTGTCACTTACGAGGCTTTGAACGGGACGAATCTCTCGAACTCTCCGCCGTCGCCACTGACCGGCAGCATTCCGCCGACGCACCTCAAAGGGCAGGCTTACGATGCGGGCGGTGCTCAGGGCATCCTTTGGGATTATCGCGACCCCGGTTTCGGTTTTTGTCGGTTAGTTTCGCGCGGCCCTGATCCGCTTGGCACCATCGTCAACATCACGAATATCACGGCCGCCAAACCGCCCGTGGTTACTACCAGTGTGGCGACCGATGCGAATAATGGAGAACTCATCTTCATCTCGGGCGTGGGCGGAATGCCCGAAGTCAACGATAAGTGGTACCGCGTCAACACCAAGAGTGGCAATACCTTCGCGCTCTTTCAGGATGACACGGACGGCGACGGCACAAACGGCCCCGTCGACGGAACTCTTTGGGACCCCTACACCGATAGCGGGACGGTCAGCAGCTTGCTTTGGACGGCGACCGCCAATGTAATTCAGCAGACCCAATCGGGCACGGTCAATCGGCTCCCGCGAGCGGTAGTCTTCTCACAGAACGCGACCTCCGATTGGGCGGTCGGCGCTTTCAATAATCGCGATGGCTACGCTTCGACAACCTCGTTCTTCCGTGGGCGGCTAGTATTCGGACGGGCAGGACAAGTCTTTATGTCGGTGGCCGCCGACTTCGAGAACTTCGCCACGCTCAACCCCGGTGGTGTCGCGACGGCCGATATGGGAATTAGCATTACGCTACCGACGCAAGACCCGATTCAATGGCTCATCGAGGGGCGCGTGCTCGTGGTCGGGACGGAAGGCGCGGAGCACGTCATTCAGGAAATCAACACGGGACAAGCGTTTGGTCCGTCGAATATCGCCAGCAAGGCCCAGATGCGCCACGGCTCGCGCTCGATACCGCCGGTGCTCATCGGCTATTCGCTGCTCTGGATTCAGACCAGCGGCCAGAAGCTCCGCATAATGAAGTATCAGTTCTACACCGACCAGTATCAGTCGGAGGATTTGGCCGCGCTCGCCAACCATATTTTCGAGAAGGTGGGGTGCAATGCGCTGGCCTATCAGCAGGAGCCGGATAGCGTGATCTGGATGATTCGAGGCGATAATACCTAATGGCAACTCCGGTCTATCTCGCATACGGCATTCAAAACCTCATCGTCAGGTCTGCCGATGCCGGCGCGACTTGGGCGCCTGTCCATCAGGACGTGGGTAGCCCCGATTGCGTGCTCGACATCGCGTGGGATGGCGCGAGCACGATGGTCGCGGTCGGCGGCGAAACAGCCAATGTCTTTCTAGTTTCGCACGACAGCGGTGCGACCTGGGCACCGATTAACACCAGCGGGCGCAATGTCCGCTTCGGCTTCGGTGGTTTCGACGTTTATCCGAATAGCGGGCAGATCATCACTTACGACTCCGCGCTTGGGAAGTTCATCGCGGTCGGAGCTGACACCACGGCTAACTTGCCCGTGGTTTGCACGTCGTCCGACGGCGATACGTGGACCTTTCAGACGGTAGCAGGGCAAACCGGGAGTCGATTCCTATGTATCGCCAAGGGCACTGGCGGGATTTACGTCGCCGTCTGCTGGTTTGGTGGCATCGGGGGCTCTACCGCCTCTCAGATATTTTCATCGACGGATTTGGCCGCATGGACTTCGCGCTTCACCACCGGTGGCATCGGCGACCGTCAATACCCGTGGATCAAGTGGAACGGGACCGATTTCCTAATTCTCAACATCGCGGGGAACGGTAACTCGATTTACTCGTCCGATGGCATAACCTTCCACGAGACGGCGGATAGCGTCAGCCCAAACATCGGCCCCTTTTATGGTATCGACAAGGCGGCTATCTGGGACACGGTAACGGATAAGTGGATTGTCAGCTCACTGGGGCCTCTGTCGGCCAATGGTGGCATCTTCACCGCAACCAACCCGCCGACAGCGTTCGCAACCGCCTACGCCAACCCGCATACATTGAATGCATACGCGGGCTCGGTCGTGCGCGCGGGGAACAAGTTAGTCGCCTTTATGGGCGGCGCGGCTTCTGGTGTTTCGCCAGTCGATCCGCACCTCGAATCGACTGATGCGATTACGTGGACGCCGACCGGCCCTGCGCTTGATTCGCAATACTTCGCGGTCCTCTGGGACGGGACGCAGTTCGTTGGTATCCGTATCGACGCGGCGGGCAATAACGATAATTTCATCGCCAAATCGCCCGACGCTTCAACTTGGACGAATGTATTCGATGATACGACCGGGAGCATCCTGAATATCGCTCTTTTTGCGGAGTCTGCGCCCGGGCCGAAGCCCCCAACTGGCGACCTTATCGGCTTCACCTTCAATGAGGAGCAGGGCGTCACCGCGTGGCATCGGCATCCGCTGGTCGGCGGCGTGAAGGCCATCGCTTGCATCCCGAATCCCTCGAAGTCGCAGGATGACCTTTGGCTTATCGTTAATCGGGTCATCAACGGCGTCACCAAACAGTACGTCGAATATATGGCGCCACATTTCGTTACTGGTGATGACCTTGCGACCGACGCTTTCTATTCAGACTCGGGCGTCACCGTCGTCAACTCGCCGCCATCCATCACGGTAACTGGCCTAGGGCATCTCGAAGGCGAGATGGTGAAGATACTCACGGACGGCGCGTTGCATCCAGACGGTACGGTCATTGGAGGCTCACTGACCTTGCAATGGAAGGCGGCCATCGTGCAGATCGGCCTGCCGCAGCTCGCGCGCCTGACCACCATGCCGATGGAAGCTGGCGCCACGACTGGTTCGGCAGCCGGTAAGGTTAAACGATTAACCGACCTTACGATGCGACTTCAAAATACATTGGGCGGGAAGATAGGTCGCGAAGACCCTGACGCGGAATTGAGCGACCCGCCGCAGACCGTGATGGAGCGAATGGAATTTCGCGGCCCCCACAATCTAATGAGCCAAGCATTGCCGATATATAATGGGTTATTCCCAAATGAGACGTATGGGCAAAACTGGCCCGGTGGCTACGAAGTGGAAGGGCGGATTACCTATCTCAACGATGAGCCATTCCCAGTAACGATAGTAGGATTCTATCCCAACTTAGACAGTGAAGATTGAGCAACTAACGCGAGCGCACGTCGAGACTCTTGCCGCGCAGGGCGTGGAAGAGGCGCAGGAAGCCTTGGCCTATATCCAGAAGACCATTGACGGTGGCCCCACGTTCGCTGGGTTGGTCGATGAGGGCGTGGTCGCGTGCGTAGGGCTCTACCCGATCAACGAATATACTTACCGCTGCTGGGCGCTCACCGACCCAAAGCTCGCGTCGCGGCATTTCCTGAGCCTTAGCAAAGCGATGCGGGCGTGGTTTATCGAATCGCGCATTCCGCGCATCGAAACCACGGTGAGCAGGGGCAACGTGAAAGGCCATCGCTGGGTGACGAAGATTCTCGGCTTCGGCCTCGAAGGCATCATGCACAACTTCTACCAAGGTCACGACGCGGGCCTGTACGCGAGGATTAGCTGATGGCTGGCCCAGCAATGGCAATCATGGCGGTGGGCTCGGCGGTTATGCAGGGCATGGCTGCGGCGTCACAAGCGCAGCAGCAGAAGAATATCGCCGAGTACAACGCGACCGCGCTCAATCAGGAAGCCAAACAGGCGAGCGCCGCAGGCGCAGCGAATGAAGCGGAGGAGATTCGCAAGGACCAAGGCCTGTTAGGCGAGCAGGCGGCAGGCTTCGCGGGGGCGAATATCGGGACTGGCGGGAGCGTGCGGACGGTTGAAAAGCAGAGCGCGACCAACGCCCGTATGAACGAGTTGAACACTTGGTATCAGGGCGAACTGGAATCGTCGAGCCTCAAGAATCAAGCGAACTTCCAGCAGTGGCAGGCGAACCAGATTAAGCCGACGCAGGAAGGGATTCTGAGCGGTGTGGGGGACGCGATCGGCAGCGGTGGTCGAATCGGCACGACGATGTTATTGGCGCGTGGTTCCGGTTACGGGAGCGGCGGTAGCACCAGCACGAATTTCATTCCGTTGCTGGGCAATAGCATGGGCTTCTAATGGGCGGATTTGCACAGATTCCACAGATTCAGCAGACCGTCGGCGTCGCCGATGTTCCGCCGCGCTACGCCCGCACCGCGCCGCAGATCCCCGCGCCCGAGGCTAAGGGAGAGGCGCAGGTCGGCGAAGGGCTCGGCAAGCTGGCGGATATCCTCGCCGTCCAGTACCAGCACAAGCAGATTCTCGATGCCGACACCGTTAGCAATGGCGTGCGTCAGGGGCTCACGAATGCCCTTGTCAAGGTCAAAGAACTCCCCGGAGATAAACAGGCTGAAGCCTTTCAAA